GGACGGTATCCGCGTGACGGCGAACCTATTGAAGCAGCGAAAGATCGTGATCTGCGAGGGCTGCGAGAGCTGCCTTGCCGAGATCGCGGCGTATTGCTGGGAGGACAGCGGAACGGGAAGAGACCGGCCGAAAAAGGAGAGAGATCACGCGATGGATGAGATGCGGTATTTTGCCGTGTCGATCGCGAAAAAGGAACGCGGAGGCGGCATTGCGATGCGCTCGGTGGAGCGCGCGGCGCGATGAACAAAACGGAAAAGGAGAGGACAGGATGAAAGTACCCTGGCAGAAGGAGAGAAGCACGGGCGGCGAGACCGCCGTGCAGCTGCGCAGCGGCGGACGCAGTACATTCGGACGGCTTGAGAGCTATGTGCCGCTGCTGGATGGGGAGACAGCGCTTTACCGCGAGGTGCGCGAGGCGGTGCCGGTGGTGGACGCGGCCATCTGCAAGCTGATCCGGCTGACGGGCGGCGTGCGCGTGGCATGCGGCAACGAGCGGGCGGAGCAGGGCTTGCAGCGCTTTTTACGCGAGGTACCGGTGGGCAGAGGGCAGAGGGGCATCAACGCCTTTTTGGACTGTTACCTCGATTCGCTTTTGACCTGCGGGCGCGCGGTAGGCGAGATCGTACCGGACGCGGAAGGACGCGAGATCGCTGCGGTGCTGTGCGCGGACGTTTCGCAGGTGGAGGTGCGCGAGGGGGACAATCCGCTCGAATTCTGCCTGTGCGGTGTGGATGGCGGCGGGCGCAGCGTGCCACTGGAGTATCAGGATCTGCTGCTCTTCACACCGCTCAATCCAGAGATGGAGCATCCCTACGGCGTTTCAATGCTGCGCTCGATGCCGTACTTAACGGGGCTGCTGCTGAAAATTTACGACGCGATGGGAAAGAACTGGGACCGCTGCGGCAATGTGCGCTTCGCGGTGACCTATAAGCCGCAGGACGGCGAGCTCGACCGCGGGGCAGCACAGGAGCGCGCCGAGCAGATCGCCGAGGAATGGTCGCGGGCGATGCAGGAGGGCAGAAACGGCAGCGTGCGCGACTTTGTATCGGTGGGCGATGTATCGATCAAGGCCATCGGCGCGGACAACCAGATCCTCGACAGCGAGACGCCGGTACGGCAGATCTTAGAGCAGCTGGTGGCGAAGACGGGGCTGCCGCCGTTTATGCTGGGGCTGAGCTGGTCATCGACCGAGCGGATGAGCTCGCAGCAGGCGGATATGCTGACAAGCGAGATCACGGCGCTGCGGCGCACGCTCGAACCGGTCATCGAGCGCGTCTGTACGCTGTGGCTTAGGATGCACGGCTACGGCTGCCGTGCGGTGGTGGACTGGGAGGACATCAACCTGCAGGATGAGGTGGAGGAGGCCAAAGCGGCACTCTACTTGCAGCAGGCGCGAAAGCTCAGGCAGGAAAATGATGAAGCGGAGGGGAAATGAGCATGGAAGTGAGAAAAGAGAGCAATGGGCTCAAAAACAGCATAGTGACGCGCGAGGAACTGACAATCATCAATCAGTTCACGAAGCGCGCGCTCAAAGAGGACGAGGTCTACACCTTTGCCGTGCGGCTGTGCGACAACGAGGTGGACCGGGACGGCGAGCGCTTTCCGCGCGCGACGCTCGAAGAGCTCGCGGAGCTGTTTGTGGGCAAAAGCGGCATTTTTGACCACGAGTGGACGACGAAGGGGCAGGCGGCGCGCATCTACCGCACGGAGATCGTGGAGGAAGAGGACGTTTGCTCGCAGGGCGAGGGGCGCTGCTATCTCAAGGGCTATGCGTATATGCTGCGTGGCGGCGAGAACGACGCGCTGATCGCGCAGATCGAGGGCGGCATCAAAAAGGAAGTGAGCGTGGGGTGCAGCGTGGAAAGGTGCGTGTGCTCCATCTGTGGTGAGGACATCAACACCTGCGCGCACAAAAAGGGCGAAGTGTACGGCGGCAAGGTGTGCTGCGCGGAGCTTGTAAACGCGCAGGACGCGTATGAGTGGAGCTTTGTAGCGGTGCCGGCGCAGCCGAGAGCGGGCGTTTTAAAGCGCTGCGGCGGAGAGGACGCGGGCACGCTCAAGACGTTCGTCAAGCGGCGCGGGTCGAGAGCGAACCAGAGGGAGCTTGAAAGCCTTGAAAAGCAGGCGGAGGTCGGTAAGCGTTACTTGAGTGAGCTGCGCGGCGAGGTGAAGCGGCTGATGCTCGTGTGCGAGCAGGAGGCGGATGGAGAGGCCGTTGAAAAGCTCGCGGAAAAGCTCGACGAGAGCGAGCTCAAGGAGATGGAGAAGCTGTATCGCGGGAAGATGGCGAAAAAGCTGGGGCTGCGCACGCAGCTCACTTACGGCGAGAAGACGAAAGCGGCGGAGGACGAGAGCGACTTTCGCGTGTGAAAAGGAACAAAAAGCAGCGGCGCTTTTTGGATAGAACAACAGATCAAGGAGGAACGGTATGAGCATTTCTTATGAGGGCATCGGCGAGTGGTGCGCAACGTTTGTTTGCGGCGCGGTCAGCGAGGGCGACATTGTGAAGGTGAGCGCGAACGGCACGGTGGGCAAGTGCACGGCGGGCGACGGCTTCTGCGGCGTGGTGAGCGCCGTCGCGCATGACGGCAAGGCCTGCACGGTGCAGCTCGGCGGCCTTGCGAGCGTGAAGTACAGCGGCACGGCGCCTGCGGTAGGCTTTAGCGAGCTGGTGGCGGACGGCTTGGGCGGCGTGAGCAAGCCGGGCGACAACCAGAACGGCAGCAGCTATCTTGTGCTGAGCGTGGACAGCGCGGCGGGCAAGGCTGTCATCAAGCTTTAAGGAGGAGAAGGACAAATGGCTTATCAGTATGAAAATGTGAAGCTCGAAAAGGGTATGTACGGTCAAAGCGGCAAGAGCTTTCTGAAGGTGCTCGAATCGCTCGACCCGAGCGAGAACTACAAGGGCACGGCGCTCGAGGGACTCGACGCCTTCCAGCGCCAGCTCAAGCGCTTTGATATCCACGTCAAGGGCGCGGGCAGCGACATGGTGGAAAAGTTTTTCCACACGAGCGAATCGTCCGTGCTGTTCCCGGAGTTCGTCTCCCGCGTGGTGCGCCAGGGCATGGAAAGCGACATCCTGCCCGACATCACTGCGACCGTGACGAATTTTGACGGCATGGACTACCGCTCCATCGCGTCCGTTCCGACGGACGACGACAAGGAGCTCAAGCGCGTGGAGGAGGGCGCGGGCATCCCGACGACCAGCATCCGCACGCAGGAAAATCTCGTGAAGCTCCACAAGCGCGGCAGAATGCTGGTCGCGTCCTATGAGGCTATCCGCTTCCAGCGACTGGACCTCTTCTCTGTGACGCTGCGCCAGATCGGCGCGTACATCGCGCGCATGCACTTAAAGGACGCCATCGACGTTTTGATGAACGGCGACGGCAACAACAATGCGGCAACAAGCTATACCATCGGCGATGACGGCATCGGCGGCACGAAGGGCACGCTGAGCTATAACGCGCTGCTGGGCTTCTGGTCGCAGTTTGACCCCTATACGATGAACACGATGCTGATGGGCAGCGACATGATGCTCGCGATGCTCAAGCTCTCGGAGTTCCAGAACCCGCTGACGGGCCTCAACTTCCAGGGCACGGGCACGCTCGCGACCCCGCTGGGTGCGAAGCTCCTGCGCACGAGCGCAATGCCCGCGGGCAAGATCATCGGCCTTGACAAGAACTATGCGCTCGAGCGCATCTGTGGCAGCGAGGTGCTGGTCGAGTACGACAAGCTCATCGACCGCCAGCTGGAGCGCGCGGCCATCACGAGCATTTCCGGCTTTGCAAAGCCGTATCAGGAGGCCTCGAAGGTGCTGTCCTTACAGTAAAAAGTAAGGAGGAAGAGCGAATGGCGGAGAGCATGAGCGAGCAGATCTTTTCGATCGCGTGTGCGCTGAGCAAGGCGGACGAGAGCGAGAAGAGCATGCTCCGAATGATCTGCACGGCGCAGGAGGAGAGCCTTGTGCGCGCGCTGAAAGAGGGCGTCGCCAAGGAGGACTGCGAGAGCGCGTTTATCTGCGCGGCGTCGTGGTTGGCGGCGGCCGCGCTGGAGAGCGCGAGAGCGGGTGGGGAGGAGTTCTCCTCCCTGCGCGCGGGCGACCTGACAGTGACGAAGCGTTCGTCCGATGAGGGGAGCAAAAGACTGTCGCTGCTGCGCGAGCAGGCGTGGGCGCTGATGCGTCCGTATACGACGGACGGCGGGTTCTGCTTCCGCGGGGTGGAAGCATGAATCGGGCACTGAGTGAGGCGTTCGCACGCTATGGCATGAGCGTTTTGGTGCTGCACGGCGGAGAGACGGCGGAGACGAAGGCGTTTTTGCAGCTTGTGAAGAAGGAGAACGGCGAGGAGCCGTTCTCTGTGACGGCGCTGGGAGCGGTCGACGAGCAGTGCTGGCGGTATCTGGGACCGGCGGACGTTGCGGTCGCAATGGGCGACTTTGTGCAGTGCGGAGAGAAGCGGTATGTCGTGCGCGCGGCGGGGCCGTTTTACGTGGGTGAGGAGATCGCCTACTACTGGGCGATGCTGCATCCGAAGGAGGAAGAGGCATGACGGCGGTCGGACAGGTGAAGCGCGCGGTGTCTGCGGCGATCAAGGCGGCGGGCTGCGCGGCGATCGAGAGCTACAGCGAAGAACAGCTCAAGCGGTATGCGACCGCGGTGGCGGCGGTCGGCACGAAGGAGACGGTGATCGAGGAGAGCGGCGCGATCGAATATCTGGGAGAAAAGGTCGACGAGGCGACGCAGGAGACGGTATCTGTCTACGGGAGAAAAATGCTGCTGACGTTGCTGATCGAGGTGTATGTGCCGAGGACGGTGGGTGCGGCGGGCTGCGAGGAAGCGGCGGAGGCGATCACACAGGCGATGATGACGGCGCTGCCGGAGGGGCTGAAGCTCAGAACATTGCAGTGGGGCAAGACCGGCTGGGACAAGACGACGGGAATGTTCCGACTGGATGCGAGCGCGAAATATGCGGCGTACTTTGTCGCGGAGGCGGCGGAGGATGAGACGGTGTTTACCGATTTTGTATTGAAAGGCACGGTGAAAGAACGTGAATAGTACGATCCATGAGCGGCCGGGCGTGTATTCGTCCTACGACGCATCGAGCGTGGTGAGCGCGAGCGCTGCGGCGAAGACAATCGGCGCGGCAGCGGTGGCGACGAAGGGGACGGCCAATAAGGTGGAGCTCATCACCTCGTATGAAGAGGGAAAGAGCGTATTCGGGGAGGATGCGAGCGGCGTGTATGGCATGAGCACGCTGCTCAAATTCCTCTTCGCCAACGGCGCGGGTGCAGTGAAGGCTGTGGCCGTGGGCAAGGACGAGAGTGAAGAGAAGGACTACGCGAGCGCGTTTGCGGCGCTCTCTGATGAGGAAGATGTCGGCGTGATGGTGTGCGACAGCGCGGCGCAGAGCGTGCATCTGCTCCTCAAAACGGCGGCAGAGGATGCCTCGGCGGCGAGACGCGAGCGCATCGCGGTCATCGGTGGTTCGGAGGGTAATACCAAAAAAAAAGCAGCCAATAATGCAACTCCCAACAAAGAACAAAGCATAGATGACCAAATCAAGGCATCCTCACGTATGACAATT